GCGGGGAGGTCGGCTTCGACGCGCTCGGGCAGTCCTATACGCTCAAGTTCGGCAATGGCGCTGTCAGGCACATCGAAAACGAAACCGGCATGTCTTTCGCCCAGGTCGGGGCAGTCCTGTCTGACCCGGCCAAGGCGACGATGACGGTGCTGACTGTCGCCTTCCACGGCGCGCTGCGCCGGCACCATCCCGACCTGTCGCTCGACGATGTGGACGACATCCTGGACGATCTCGGTCCGGAAAAGGCCGGCAAGCTTCTCGGTGACGCTGTTGCGCTCACCTATCCGCCGGCTCCGAAAGGCGGCGCCAAGGCAAACCCTCGGAAGGCGACGGCCAGATCGACTGGAAGTCGCTGATCGTCGCCTGGATCGAGGCAGGACAGCCCTATGATCTGTTCTGGGATCTGACGCTTGCCGAGGTTTCCCTCGTGCTGCAAGGCTGCGCCAAGGCGCTCAGGCGCGAGCGAAACGACGCGATCTGGCAGGCCTGGCACATTGAGGCCTTTCACCGTCAGAAGAAACTGCCACGACTTAAGGACCTGCTGGCCGGCGACGATGACAAGTTGCCGCGCAAACGAATGTCGGGTCAGGAGATAGAGGCCGCCATGAGGGGTGTGTTTGCATCCCGAACCGCCGGCCGCGTCACTTCTCCATCATCGTGAGAAGTGACGCGCACATCTGCTCAGTCAGCTGTGTGGTGTCGTCCTTTAGGTAGCTGTTGATCTCCGCGATCGTTGCGTCTGCTCTGTCAGGCTCATAGCCGGCGGTAATCAGGCGATCTCGCTGTATTTCAAAGGCTCTCGTCTTTCGGCTGTTGTCGCCGGTGACCTTCGCGCACTCGTGAGCGGTCACGATGTGTGTTGCGGCCGTCTTGAAAGCCGGGTCGCGCTCCTGAGCGGATGCTGATGCGCCCATCAGTGCAGTCAATGCGGCGGTTGCGATCGTCTTTTTCATTTTGCTTTCTCCGTGAGGACCTATGACAAACTCGGTCATCGGCGCACTTCGCGTCAACCTCGGCCTTGATAGTGCCGAGTTTCAGGACGGGATGAAACGCGCCCAGAGCGATACCGACAAGTTCGCCTCGGCTCTCAAAACCGGCTTCGCGGCAGCCGCAGCTGCGGCGGCGGCCGGGCTTGCTGCAGTTTCTGTTGCTGTCCGGCAAAACCTGAACAGCTTCGACGATCTGTCGAAGACAAGCCAGAAGATCGGCATCCCGGTCGAGGAGCTGTCGAAGCTGAAATACGCCGCCGATCTCTCGGGCGTGTCCATGGAAGGCATGCAGACGGCGGTCTCAAAGCTGTCGAAGAACATGGTCGAGGCGTCCAAGGGCTCCGGCAAAATGGCCCAGACTTTCGGCCAGCTGGGGATCAACCTGAAGAACTCGGACGGGTCTCTGCGTTCGTCGAGTGTGATCCTGACCGAGCTTTCCGACAAGTTCGCCGCAATGCCCGACGGTGCGCAGAAGACGGCACTTGCCATGCAGCTTCTCGGGAAGTCCGGCGCCGATCTCATCCCGCTTCTCAATGGCGGATCGGACGCGCTGGGCGGGTTGCTCAACGAAGCAAAGATGTTCGGCCTTGAGGTGTCGACCGAGACGGCTCGGATGGCCGAGGCCGTGAACGACAATTTCGCGCGGGTGAGCTATGCGATCAGCGGGCTTGGCGTGCAGCTGACGGCCGCGCTGGCACCGATCCTGCTGCAGGTCTCGAATGCCATGGTCGCGCTGGCTGAGACCTTCATCAGCGCGCTGCAATATCTCCCGCAGGTCGCGGAAGCTGTGTCAGTAGTTGGCGGTGCTCTTGCGATCGCGTTCTCGCCGGCGATCCTGGCGGCGGTCGGAAACCTGACCATCGCAATCGGTGCCGGCATGGTCGGCGCGGTGAGGGCGCTGACGGCGGCAATGCTTGCCAATCCTCTGGGCGCGTTCGCGGTCGCAGTGGCATCCGCCATCACGGCTGCCTACTACTTCCGCGACGAGATCCAGAAGGCGATCGGGCTCGATGTGGTCGGGATCGCGAAGGACGCTGCGAACCTGATCATCGGTTCGTTCGTCGCGGCCTTCGAGGATATCAAATTCGTGTGGGAGCAGTTCCCGAACATCATTGGTGCTGCCGTCGTGGGCGCAACCAACCTGGTGATCGAAGCCGTCAACAGAATGGTCGACGGTGCCAAGCGGGCGGTCAATGATCTGATTCCTGCCCTGAACTATATCCCTGGCGTCGATATCGGCGGGCTCAGCGTCGGCGGCGATACAATCGGCAAGATGGACAATCCCTATGCTGATGCGCTGTCGAAGGCCGTAGGCGGACGAAACGCCGCTGTCAGTGCTGCGATGAATACAGACTACATCGGCTCTATCGGCAAGGCGTTCGAGGCCTCTACGCCTGCTGTTCAGTCTTTTGGCGATGCGTTGGCTGGCGCTAACATGCAGCTCGACACGATGGGTGGCGGTGGTGGTGGCGGCGGCAAGGGAAAATCGGGCAACAAGCTCGATCAGGTGAAGGCCAATGTGAAGGGCGCCGCGTCCGAGATGCAGAAGTTCGGTGAGTCCATCGCCAACACTCTCTCAAGCAGCATCATGGGGCTGATCGATGGCTCCAAGAAGTTGAAAGGCGTCATCTCTGACTTGCTCAAGCAGCTTGGTCAGATGGCGCTCAACAAGGCCTTCCAGGGCCTGATGGGTGCGTTCGGTGGCGGCGGCTTCTCCGGGGGCGGTGGCGGTGGTTTGCTAGGCGGGATATTTGCCGGGATCGGAAAGATTTTCGGTTTTGCGCGCGGCGGGACGATCATGCCTGGTGGAACAGGTGGCATCGACAGCCAGCTGGTGATGTTCCGCAAGTCACCGAATGAGCGCGTCGATATCACAAAACCGGGGCAAACGCTTTCCAGTGGTCGCGGCGGTGTTGCTGACGTGCGCGTGTTCGTCGATGAAGGCGGCAACTGGCAGGCCAAGGTCGAGCAGATCTCCGATCGACGCGTGGCCAGTGCTGCGCCATCCATCGTCGGTCGAGCAAACCAGAATGTCGTCCCGACTATGGCTGCTTATCAAAGCAACAAGGCAGGAGCCGAATGGCGATGATCGTCTGGCCGGAAAAGCTTCTCTCGCCGTTGGAGTGCCGGGCTTATCTCGTGCCGTTCACGCGCTCGGGCGGTAGAACGCTGGGGGGCGTGAAGCCATCGACGCGTACTGATCTCGGTTACTGGCGTGTGGACATCATCGGCGTGCCTGTCCACGGCCAGCAGAAGCGGCGCGCCTGGGATGCGATTGGCGCGATCCTCGGTGGGGCCTCCGGACGGATTGCTGTGCCGGCATGGTCCATGGATAGTGCTCCCTATGTCAGCGGGCGAGAGGAGCCGCTGATCGGCGTGCCTCACTTGGACGGTTCGACTTTTTCAGATGGGTCACAGTATCAGCAGAACGCAATTTCGGTTGTTTCTGTGGGGGTGACGGCGATCGGCGCGACGGTCATGTCGATGCGACTGATCAGCGGAGCCTCCGACCTTTCCGGCGTCCGGTTCTCGTATAACCATGCGCTCTACAAGACGGGGCAGGTAGTCTCGGTGGAAGATGACATCTGGACTGTGCGGATCTCGCCGTCGGTTCGTGAGCTTATCCCCGCCGGTGCTGATCTGGAATTCGACCGTCCGACCTGCGTTTGCAATTTGCTCGAAGATGATGCGTTTCAGCGCCCGATGAATGCAGACCGCTTCAGCCGCGAAAGCGTCTCCTTCGTTGAGGACACCTGGTACTGGAACCAGGTGGCACTGGGGCTGATCTGATGGCTTCGCTCAAAATCCTTGTCGATATCACGCTGCCGGATACGGTCCTGCGCGTCTGGGATGGCTCGGGCGGCGCCTTTGTCGATGACGACGGCAACGTATATCGCGCCGCTCAATTCACTGAAGACGCGCTTCAGAATATCGAAGCGGCGATCAACGGGGAGGCCTTCACGCTTACTCTTGCGCTCATCAATATCGACACGTCGACTGGTGATCAGATCTGGGAATATGACGAGACCAATTCCGTCATAGGCTCGTCGGTGGTGATCAAGCTTCAGGAGCTCGACGAATTCGAGCAGATCGTCGGCGCGCCGGAAGTGAAGTTCACTGGCACGATCGACAACATGAAGGTGAGCGACCAAGCGACCGACGCCGAAAGTCGATCGGTCGTCATGGTCGATATCGTCAATGCTTTCACACTGCGAACGGTGCTGAATGGGCAGGTTCTCTCTGACGTCGACCAGAAAGAGCGGTCCAAGAGACTTAATCCTGCCGCCTGGATTGCTGGGCTGCCGGATCGGTTCTGCGAGCGTGTATCCGGCTTGAGAGAGAAAACCATCAGATGGCCGAACTGGTGACGCTGCGCTCTTTTCTGGAGGCGTACGAACGTGAGCCTTGGACCCCGGGTGGCAAGGTCGATTGTTGTCTGATCATCGCCGAATGGGCGAAGTGGTTGGGCCATCCTGATGCTGCCGCGCATCTGCGCGGCGCATATCTGCCGGGGCAGGGTCAGATTGACATCATGAAAGCGAATGGTGGGGCGGTGGGCCTCATTGAGCAGTGTGCTCTTTCCATAGGCGCAGTTCAAATAGAAAAGCCAGAAGCCGGTGACTTCGGAGCCGTCGGAAGTCTTTTGAATATCAGCCGTCAGTTCGGTGCGATCCACGATGGCGCTGGATGGCTGACACGCGCTCCAGATGGGTTCAAGCGGATTACAGCTCGCACTTTGACGGCTTGGAGACTG